TCAGAAGTTCAGAGGGCTTTGCCCACCACTACCAGGGTGGGGTGGGGCGGCGTGCATGCGCTGCGGAATGGCTATTGAACGAACAAAGGTTTCGTGCGTTATAAAAGTATGCCCGCACTCAATGTTCTGGCACTGGTTGTAGCGTTCCTTTGTCTTGTCTGAAACCTGAAAGCTACTGCGGGTATGGGCATTATGGCCACACAGCGGGCAACTCATCATAACCGGTCCTCCATCTTAAATTTGCAAGTTATGATAGCGCTAATTGCGATTTTTTTAAACTAGCCGATATCAATGTCATCAATTTTCACTTCAAGCTCGAGACTGGTTGTGAATCCGCTATCACTGATGCTATTCGTGACGGTCGTGATAATCCAGGCAGCGTCATCAATCTGCTGTTTAAACCCGGTAACTTTTACCGGTAGTTCAGGAAATAAATCTGCGCGGCCTTTGGCAAGCTGGATGGAGAATGACGCAGATCCTCGTTGTATGCGTTCCCATTCTGCTTTTGCTCTCCGTTCTGCATAGAATCTACTGGAATATTGTTTGCTGATGACAAGCACATTTTCATCAGATCCAACCAGATAATCTCCTTGCTTTGGTTCTGGCGCTTTCGTTGTTTTGGCTTTGGTTTTGTGACGACGCCGCGTAACCCTTACCGCTTCTTTTTTCTTTGGTTCACGAGTATTCAGCCAGTTTGTCTGCACCCCCGTATAAGCTCCACGATCAGCCAGGCTGAAGCGATGGCCATCACCAACTGAGCGAGTAATAGTCATAACCGGCAATGGCTTACCGCTGGCGGTTTTTCCCTGCCCCTGGCGAATAAACAGAAGGCTGCCATTTTTTATTGCGGCAATCGCGCCATACTCTTTAGCCAGGCGCATCAGAAAACTGCCATCAGATTCATTGGTCTGGTCGAAATGTTCAACTTTCTGAGGTTCCAGCTCTTTCCCCATCGCTGCGGTGAGTTTGTGCCGGGCGGCTATTTCATTGACCACTGCGGCAACCGTGGTTTCATGCCATGAACGCTCACGCTTGATGTTCAGCGTTTCCCTGAAATCGGCACTGCGGCCCCGAACGGTCAGCCGGTCAGGACTCCCCGCATGCTCCACCTCATCAACGGTAAATTTTCCTTTAACAATTAAGGGTTCGTTTTGCCAGCCCAGCGCCAGTGACAGCACGGCACCACGGCGAGGTAGTTGCAACTGCCCATCAGCATCGTCCAGCTCAATATCTAACTGGTCAGCCTCAAACCCACGGTTGTCGGTATGCGTCAGTGAAATCAGGCGTGGTTCCAGTGAGCTGGTAATATCCTTATCATCCAGCGTCACCCGGTATGCCGGAATCAGGGCAACTCCAGTCACCAGACTAAAATCGGTCATGAAAGAACTCCCTCTGCAATGGTCGTTGCCTGGTCTTTGAAATATGTCAGCTGGCCAGATAAATCACCCAGCAAGGGGATTGATAATTCATCTATACGTTTTAGTGCGATGGTGAATTCAATCTTTCTGGCTGGACCATTACTGAAAAACTCACTTCTTGTCTGGTTTATACTCTCAATGACATACATACCGTAGATAGTTCCTGACCCCTCAATTAGTGGCCAGCCTTTACCTGTTTCCGCCATAAGTTGCAGGCTCAGCAGCGAAAGGTTTCCCCCGGTAATAAATGGCATAAGAACCCCGGACAGAGTGATGGTATCCGTGTCAGGTCCCAGAAACTGCAACGTGGGGCGCTTACCAACCCGATTATTGCTGGCGTGCCGCCATTGTTGCTGGTATTGCAGTTCCTGATAAGGCACCGTTTTCAGCATAAAAACGAACATACCTAGTATCATCATCATTAGTTAAAATCCCCCTGGTCTCTGAAACTGCTGCGGGTACGGGCGGCCGCTTTGCGGTTAAGCTCATCCAGCTGGCGGGCCACTTCACGGGCAATATCGTTGGGGCTTTGATTTGGCCCCGGATGAATATTGATATTAATCTGACCCATTACCGGGGCCGCAGTTGTACCTCCGTTCTGACGTACGGGCTGGGCACTTTCACGATATTCCTGGACTGGCAGACTGAATGGATGCAATGGTTTTGCCGCAACTGGCATAGCCAGACTACCAAATGCGAGCGCAGTTGCTCCGGCCAGCGCAGCGGTTCGGCGTCGACTGGTGATATTCGCCGGGCCGTTTATCAGTTCAGGACCATTTTCACCCACAATGCCGAACTGGCCACGCGGTATTACCCCCCCTGAGTCATAAGCTCCTGCATATGGATTCAACCCTTTTTTTGCTGGTTGAGTTTGGTAAATATTGTATGCAGGGGTTTTAGTATCTGACTTTAACCAGTCAGGAATTAAATCGGTAACCGACGAAATTTTAGCTTTAAGACTGTCCCATTTTTCACTGATTCCACTCATCAGACCGTCAATAAGTGCAGTCCCTGCAGCTTTAAACCGTTCGGGTAAAGCGCCTATATCTGTAATAATTTCATTCCATTTAGTTGTCATCCATGTACGTATGCTACTAAGAGCAGATCCTACAGTTGCAGAAATTCCATTCCAGAGCGTAGATATTTTTGGCCCCAATGTTTCCCAGTTTTGCCAGATATAAATACCAGCCAGTGCAATCAATGACAAAATTGCCAGTATTGGGTTTGCCATTGCAGCCCGTCCCAACCATAAGACTGCATTACCTGCCATTTTTAACCCTGTACTCAGTAGTGATAGCCCACTGGTTAACATCGGAAGCTGAATACCTATGGTTGAAATAGATAACCGAAGTATTGCGAACGGCCCGATCACACCCGCAATAGCAATTGCTAAAACCCCCAAAATCGCAGTGGTTGCAGCAAATATCGCAATTGTTTTGAATATTACCGAAGTAAGCTGTGGGTGTTTTTGTACAAACTCACCCAAACCATTAGCTAAGCTACCAATCCAGTCAGCCAGTTGTTTTATTTGTGGAGCTACCGTTCCGCCAATAGCAGCAAGGGAATTAGTAAACGACCCGCTGGCGGCTTCCCATCGGTTGCCAAGGGTTTTAAGTTGGGAGTCTACACGTTCACGTAGTGAAGCTTGCGACTGCAATTTATCACCAGCCTCACGATATCCATCAATACCCTTGTCTATCATGATATTTAGAACCTGGAGTGTTTCAGCATCGTCCCCAAAAATACTTTTGAGTGTGCTGAGCTTCATCTCGGTCGATAGACTTTTTATTTTAGATAACTGCTTATAAAGATTGTCCAGACCGGCGAATTCACCTTTTCCATCACTGAAATTCAGTTTGATATTATAACCAGCGGCTTTCAGATCATCATTAGCCCCGGTCACCTTGTCACGATTCATAGATGCCTGAAAGACCTTGCGATAGGCGTTACCAGCTGACTCTCCAGCCATACCTGTTTGGTCTGCCATAACTAGTAAAGGAGCCAAGGCTTTAGCCGCATCCAGACCTTTAACTTTTAGAATTGACATTGCGCTGGATATTTTTGCATATCCATTAAGCATATTGTTAGGATCAACACCTGCATAGAATCCTTTCTGGATCACATCCATCAGACCCATCATATCTTTTTCTGCAGTTCCGGTTGCATCCTGCAGTTTTGCCGCAAATTCAGCTGCTTCAGTAGCTGGCATTTTTAGCTGAACGCCAAGATAAGCAGTTGCCTCGCCAAGACCGCCAAGTATTGCAGTGGCAGACATACCCTGGCGGCGCAGCATTGTCATCATGTTCTGAAAGTCAGCAGTGGTTCCCGGCAGGCGATCGCCGAGCTGCAATGCTAGCCGATTAATTTGTTCAAATTCTGGAAGGATTTTTGCACCAGGCCCCATCATTGACGCGGCTAATTGAGTCGCAGCATCTTCAGATTCCGAATAAGCTTTTACCGGTGCCAGTAGAGGCATTGCTGTTGCCACACCTGTTGCAAGCATTCCTGCACCTGTCCCAGCAATTTCATTTCGTAATGTTTTTGTTTTATTAAACGTTTCTCTGGCAGCCGTTAGTTTCCTCTGTTGTTCACCGGCACGCCTGAGGCGGGTTTCCTGCTCAGACAACTGGCGGTTATAGCGTTCTGTTTCACGGGCAATACGGGCGGTGGCGCTGGCCCCGTCATTTGCGGAAATACCAGCACGGTAAAGTTCGGCACGTACCTGTGCGGTTTTAGTCTGGAGTTTGCCCTGGCGTTCTTCCAGGCGCTGAACTGCAAGGCGCTGTTTTTCCAGTGCCAGTACCTGACGCTGTGATGGCGGGCCGGATGCGCCCAGCTCTTGATTCATCAGGCTGGCTTTCTGGCGGGCATAGTTGAGGCGGTCACCCAGCTTCTGGTTTTCTGCCTGGAGTTTTTTGAAACCGTCCAGTTTCGCACTGGTCTGGTTGAGCAAGGTTAAGGCATCACGGGATTTTTTTACCGACGCGGCCAGCTCCTGGGTGCTGGCACGCGCCTGTTTAAACGGACGGGTAAGTTTGTCGATGGCACTCATCACGACCTGTAAACGCAGGTTACGGTCATTCATCTGTGGCGGCTCCGCTTCGCATGATTGCTTTATGCCGCCACGCCAGAACCTCCGTCAGTGACATTTCACCGGTTACAGCGGGCGGCCAGTGAAAGATGGTGGCGATATCTGCCACCAGGTCATCAACCGTCAGTTCTGTGGGGAATCCAACATCACCGACTTCGGCAACAAAAAACTGACCAGCTCCACAGACAGCTGCAGCAGGTCGGCAGGCTCCATCAACATGATTTCGGTTTTGGTGAGTGTCGGCGTGGTGACACGGGGCAGCACAATCATCATTGAATCCACATCCATATCCATCAGCGCCTGCAAGCGGGTGCCGCGCAGTGCGCCTGACTGAGGCTTACGGACAATGATTTCAGTGATGGTCACTGCACCACGCAGAAGCGGATTATCCAGTTTCACTGTGGCTTCGGTTTTTGGCAGTTCGGTGTTTTCGGTAATTGCAATATCGTCTTTCATGGGGTTTATCCGTTTACATCAGAAGAATGGAACAGGCGCAGCAACCGCGCCCGTATTGATTACAGACCAATGGCGGCGCGGTGTGCTTCCAGCAGGTCCTTACCGTCGACAATCCAGATCATGTTGATGAGGTCCACTTCATAAATGACCTCGCCATTAATGGTCAGCTTGGCGTAGGTGTTGGTGCCGGACACCTTGGTGGTGGAGCTGTCTCCCTGCTTAAACTCACCGGAGTCCAGCTCTTTATGACGGCCACGGGTGACCAGCTCCAGCGCCTGAACTTCACCGGTATCATCGCGCTGAATAGAGGCAGTAAAACGTAGCATGATGCCGTCAGCCGTGACGGTGCCCAGTTGCTTAAACAGCAGCGCTTCGGTACCGCCGATAGAAAATTCCGTATCCAGCGCACCATCATCCAGCCCCAGACTGATATCCACGGCACCGGGCATACCGCCGCCGCGGTACTTCTCAAACTTTTCCGTCAGTTTAGGCAGGGTCAGTGATTCGACAATCCCCACCCAGTTGACCCCTGCATTAAACAGGTTCAGGTATTTCACTTTGCGTGGCAGAGCCATTTAATCTCCTTAGCCGTTTGCCTGGCTGACGAATGTCATCAGATATTTGTCGGTGATACGCTGACGCAGTAACAGATTTTCCAGCGGTGGAACCGGCGTGTAGTCGTAATCAATGGTGAGCTTCCCGGCCTTCAGCGTGTCTTTGCTGTTGGCATCCTCACTAATCCAGGCTTCACCACCCAGCAGATAACCCTGGCTGACCAGTTCGCGGAGTTTGGCGTTAATGCCTTCGACGATATCGCGGGCCAGTGACGGGGTGAGGGTCTGGTCCATTGCCCAGAAATGCGCCTCTGCCATGGTGTCCATCAGCACCTGCGCGGTACGGGTGTAACACTCAAACTGGAACAGCGGGTCGGCACTGAGCGTACGCACCCCCCAGAAGCGGAAGCCATCACGACGAATCAGCGTGGTGACATCCTTGCCGTTGAGCAGACCCGCATCGGTATTCGGGTCCTGCAAATCCCAGAACACATCCTGTGAAATGCCGGTCACACCCTGCACGACTTCATTAGACAGGCACTTATGCCAGCCCTTCTGGTCATCAACCAGCGCACGCAGACCCAGCGCACGGGCGGTTGCCCAGGCGGTGGCTTCGGCGTTCTTTGCCGTATCCCAGCTGAGAAAATCAGGCCAGATCAGCATGGCTTCTCGGTCGCCAAAATTATCGCGGTAGTTCATGGCCTCCACGATGTTCTTGCAGTCCCATGCCGAGATATAGGCAAAGGCCCGCAGTTTTTTTGCGGTCGCAATCAGTTCAGCGGCCACCGGTTGACTGTCCAGTCCTGGTGCGCCCAGAATGCGCGGGTTTACCGCCAGCTTTTGCTGAGCGGTAAGCAGTGCTTTCATACCCGTTGGGGAACTGACCGCCACCGATGCCGCCGTGCCGTTTTTCACCACCGGCGTATGGGCTGCATCCAGACCCAGCAGCGGGCCTAAGTCGGTTTCACTGGTAACCGCCTGCGCGGCGGCCACTTTCGAATTCACCCCGGTAGATACCGACGTGACAATAAAGGTCCCGGCTGACTGGTCCCATGCCACGGTGGCACCCGCCAGTTTCGCGGTGACCGCTGCCGCCACCGCTGCAAGGTCTGCCGCCCCGGAGAAGTCCAGCCCGGTGACGGTTTTCAGCGCGCCATCAATGGTGATTTTCAGTGAGCCATTTTTGACGACGGTAAAGCGGGCGATCGCCTTTTCTGCCGTGCTCAGTGCGGGGCTGGTCAGCGTACCGGAGGTGGCAGGATTACTGCCGCTGATATCCACCCCCACCACCGCAACAGGTGCGTGGGCGGTATCCAGCGCCAGCAATGGACCAACGTCGGTCACGACATTCACCGGCATGGCCACACCTAATAAAGAAGGAATACCCGTGGAGGCCGAGGCAACAATAAAGCTCTCCCCGTTCCAGGCAATAGTGGCACCTGTGAGCTTGGCACTGATGACAGCGGCAACAGCAGCCATGTTTGCGGCGTCGGTGCCAGAGGCAATACCGGACAAATCCACATCCACAAAGGTCTGCACCGTACCGTCGACATTGATTTTCAGAATGCCACTTTTCACCGCGCTGAATTTTGCAAAGGCCAGATCAGACAGGGTAAGGGCGGCCCCCGTCAGGGTAGCTGATGTGGCAGGTGTGGCTGCCCCGGAAACTGCGGCACCAATCACATTACTGGTGGTTTCGGCAGCGGTGACGCCTTCTTTCACACGTACCACCACAACAACCGGATTGGTCTGGTCGGCGATAGCACTCAGTGCGTTATACAACGTGCCTTTACGACCGGCGCGGGCCATGGCTGAATTGATGTTGGTGATCAGGACGGCTTTGTCTAACGGGAATGTTTCAGCGTCAGCATCATCAGCGGTACAGACCATACCGATGATGCCCGTTGAAATCGTGCGGATAGTGCGGGTGCCATCGTTGATTTCGATGACGCGGGCACCATGATGATAGTCTTGCAT